CAAGTTCCGTCACAACATATCCTTATACTTCTTCTTTCGGTGGCGCAACTTATAATTCTTCACAATCTTATCCAGGTTGGATATTGCCATTAAATCCCACACGATATGCTGAATTGGGTGGAGATATATCACAAACACTTAACTTAAACGCACGATATGTACGATTTGGGTTTAGATCTGATGGTAGTGCCACAAGAGCAGGTTGGAATATTACATTAAAACCAAATATTCCTTATTTATCTGATCCAACTGCTCTCAATCCAGATGATTATAATCCATTAAATAAATGGTGTCTCCTTGCTTCTATGAATATGAAAAATATTGATTTAGAACAAAGAGATATATTCTTTCCCACTTATTTCGGTGATATGATTTTAAATCAATTTCCAGTTGCTTCATCTAATGGAACAAATCTAAGAAGTGATTTTAAAACTTGTACAAAAGGATATTATAATCCTCGTATCACGGAGAGATCAATCGTCCCTGCTCAATCAGGTGATATAAATTTTGACTCTTATAAAGATCCTTCTACACAAGATAAAACATTCTTTAATAATGATAATATGGTGCCGCTTCAATTTTATTATGAAGAAATTAACAAAGTACAGAGTTCTCCTATATTTTTAAATAATGGATCTGCAAGTACATTAAAATTTAACAACACATTTACAAATCTAGGCACATATGATTATCAATTTGGCTCCGATAGTATGGTTAAATTACTTTCTGTAGAATTGAAAACAAAGGAGGATACACTTGAATTTTTAAATCAAAAACAAACAATTGACGGAGGTGAAGTATTGTTTGAACGATTTGAACCTAATGGGCTTGAATTAGGGTATAATTTAGGTTATGTAAGACAAAGTCAAAGAAGATTAGTTTTCACAGGGGAGGTTGATCCTGCTACAAAAAGGATTACTCTTACCGGTCAAGATGATTTAGATGTGAATAGTAAATTATTTAATTTACATGTACAACTCACGAATTTACCGATACAATCTCAAAATGGTCCTGTATCATCACAAAACAAAACAATTCAGGTCATAAATAGTTTGTGTATTAGTAAAACATATGATAATGTTAATTTTAGATTTTATTGTGATCAAGCACCACGTCTTATTTGGGTAGATTTAAACAACGCAGAACCAATTGTATTGAATAAACTTGATGTTACTATCAGCGATGATCAAAATATACCAGCTCGTTTCCTATCAAACGATACCGACCTCGTTATCATGTTCAGAGAGAAAAAAGAAGGAATGTAAATTAAAATAAAATTGATATAAAGAAATGTGAATAATATATAATGCTATTATGAGTATATATATTATCCGTTCTAAGGAACCATCTCTCCATGATTTCTATATAGGAAGTACGGAAAATATGAGAAATAGGGAATATAAACATAAATATCGTTGTAATAATAAGAATGATATGGGATATAATATTAAGGTGTATAAGTTCATTAGATCAAATGGGGGTTGGGAAAATTGGGAAATGGTAAAAATAGCATCTGTATGGGATAAATCAACAAAATCATTATTTCAAATAGAAGAGGATTATAAAAATCAGTATAAACCGACTTTGAATACTTTTAGAGCATATATAACAGAGGAACAGAAAAAAGAATATGAAAAAGAATATTATCAGAATAATATAGAACATAAACTAAAATATCATAAAGAACGTTATGAAAAGAATAAAGATAGAATATTGGAGAAGCAGAAAGAAAAATTTACTTGTGATTGTGGTTCTACATTAAGAAAAATAGATAGAACAAAACACTATAAATCAAAGAAACATAAATCATTTATTGAGAATAATTAATTAGTTTATTTCGTTTGTTTAATTTTTTATTTTTATTCAATCAATATATAAATATGAGTTATAGCGCATCGGAGTTCGCCAACGCAATTCCCAGTAAATCTACCTATTCGCCATCTGACCATCAAAAGACGTACAAAGACTCTCAAACCATAAGGTTCCAAATACAACCATTCAATTCGTTCGTGGACCCCAGGCAATGCTCACTTAATTTCAAAGTGTTGATAAAGAATGCTCCTACTATAGTCACATTTTCAAAGCGCTGCGGAATTCATTCACTTATTGACGCTATAAGGATATATGATATGGAAGGTACGCAGTTGGAAAATGTCCAAAATTATGCTGAATTAGCAGAAAAGCTGCACTTCTATTCAGAAAATACTTCTATCCGTAATAAGCGAGGTTTGACTGAGCTTTGTGAATATACAGCAAGAGATTTCGACGGAGTAGAATATGATGACCGACCAGCGAGAAATTTCGACCAATCTCAATTATTTAATCACGAGTATTTAACAGGAAACGACGCATCTTATACAGCAGATGTTGATTATTCTCAAGATGCAAATACTTGTGAAGTAGCCTTTAGACTTTATTCTGGTATATTAGGCGCTCCATCTGAAAAAATGTTTCCTATTATGCTCACTTCAGGATTGCGTGTAGAAATTGATTTGAACAGAGCAGATAAAGCTTTACAAGTTTGGTCTTTGGAAGGTATTTGTAATGATAATGGGACTTTGATTGAAAATACTGGAAAAGCTGCTAATGATAGTACTCGATTCGGCGTAGCAACTGCTACACCAAACTCATCCGCTCCACTCACTTCTGTTACTTTATATACCGAACTAAATCCAGGTTATAATCAAGTTCTTGCAGGAACTATCACACAAGCAGCTATTGACGCAGGTGTATCAGTTGTTAAAAATCAATTGGTCGGTGCTGCTAACTTGCGTGTAGGGTCTACGTTATATGGTATACCAGCGGCAGGTGGACCTCCAGTTAGTATGGGTGTAATTACATCTGTTTCTTGTAATTCTGGGGAGAACGCAGGTGGAGCTGTTTCTGTTCGAGTTAATCTAGATGGGTCAGGTGCTGGTGGTGACACATTCCAAGGCGGTTCTGGAGTTGGTGGAGTTGCTACGGCAAATAGTTGTTTTATTAGAAAATCAGATATTGAATCAGCTTTACCTACAATTGAAGTTTCAGACGTCCGCCTTATTCTAAAAACCGCCGCACCTCCTCAATCATATATTGATAAACTTGTTAAACAAACACAAACTGAACAAGGTGCGAGTATTGAATATTTGACTTGGGATATTTACAGGAATAATGTAACTGCTTCTGAACAACAAATACAGATTAACATGCCTACTATAAATAGTAAAGCTTTGTCTGTTATTACACTTCCAGTTCAAAATAGTTCTGCTAATTCTTTGATTAACGATAATAACAATACGATTGTAGATGATGCTAATAATTATCAATATGTTGTTGCTAATAAACTTCAACCTACGAGGAAAGTTGATTTAACTCCTATCTCTCAACCAATTAGCAAAATAGCACAAGTAGCATCATATGAATTTGAGAAAGCATTAGCATCCAGTAAAATACATGTGAAAAACCTTGATTATCAAGAGAGTAGCTTCGGTATAGGTCGCCCTCTTGCTCGTTTCGGTGGAGTATATAATTTGGCTGATGATGGTAATCTATCATTACGTATAGAATATGGTAATCCTCAACAGAACAAATTGTTTATTAACTATATCGCTGGTTATAGGCGATTGGTTGTTTCTAAACAAGGTAAATTTGTTGAAGTTTAGATACAAATTATTTGTTTAATAAATTCTTTTTTCTTTATTAAATGTATAATATATAATGGCTTCTGATAAATACGCACAAAAGAGTAAAAGAGAATTATATCAAGTCCTTCCTACAAATTTAGGAGCTGGTGTATTCGCCCCCTCTAGAAATGGTCTATCACAAATGATTTTTGAATTACCACAATTACCTGCTGTTATGAATGGAAAAAGTTTAAGGATCAACGGAACCTTTACATTAAAACAAGGTAATGGAAATGCTTCTGCTAACGGAGCAAATTTCCTAAAAGAAACCCCACAATCAGATATTTATATTGATAGTAGAACAGGTGTCCTCAGTTGCTTTGAAACACTTACTATCGGTTCTTTGAGAGGAACAACTTATAGCAGTATTAAAAATTACAATCGTTTGATGTCCTCTGTGTTACCACTCAACGAAAGTACAAAAAATTACTTGAATGGTGTAGATACTCATTACGGCTGTTTATCCAAAGATGTTTCTACCGCAAAAAAATGTGATAGACCTTTTGATTTTAGTGTTCCTCTTGATTGTGGATATTTACAAGGACAACCAATTAATATGTGGATTACACAAGGTCATAGAATTACAATTACTTTGGCTCAGGATAGTTTTGTAATTCACAACAACAAACAAAGAAATCCTAACTCATCCGCAGGTAAGGCAAATGGAGGCGCATATTATGAACTATCTGATGTAACTCTTTCTTTTGAGGTGGATTTACCAGACGAAGAAGGTCAAAATGCTATTAGGTCTATGCAAAAAGGACAAATGACTTACAATACTTATTCTTCTTTCTACAATGTTATTGTATCTAATGATCATAATCTTTCGTTATTGTTCAATACTGCTAAAACTATATCTGTTATTGGTAATATGATACCTTCAGAATGGGTTAATAATTATGACTATGATAGTTCAAGAACACAACAATTGCTATATGAAGATGGAGCAGGAGAACTACAAAATGCTGTACAAATTGATAGTTATACCTATACTATTGGAGGAGTTCGTGTTGGATATGATTTTGAGATTGATAGTTCTGTATCTCAACAAGAAGGGACTATTGACGCTGTTAAGAATGAAATTGAACTTAATGCTATTAGAGAAGGTTGGAACGCTGGAAATTTCATTAAATCTATTCAAACTGAATTATCTAACCCTTACTCAATTACTGCCGACCAGCCTCGTTTTGACCGAACTCGTTACGCTATCGTGGGTGAGGATAAATTCCAGCATTACAATATTGGATTGAGTTATGATCATATCACAGAAATCGGACAAGATTGTAGAACACGACCATTCGCTTTAAGAATACAATCCACACTACCTCAAGGAGTTACACTATCTCCACATAGTTTGTTTTTGTATGTCTTACATCAGAATACGATTGTTTTTGATAATGGTTCTGTTCAAGTTCTTTCTTAAATATTTTAGGAACCCCCTGATTAAATAAAATGTTTAACGAAAAAAATATAATCTACATAATATATATAATATGATGAATGCTACTCCAGATGTACTAAAAGTAGGGGCTTTATCACGCCCTGAAAATCAACGTTGTGAAACAGATATTATTGATCCAGTTGTTTTTACACAAAAATCGGCTCGATTTGTTTTTCCTAAATCAGGTATTCTATCAAGTGATAGTCAATTACATATTAGTCAAATTGTTACGAATTCAGCCTTTCCAGGTGTAGATACTAATGCTTTTTATCCTACTTCTACAGGGGCTTTGGCTATGATACAACGAGCATATTTGACTATTGGCGGTAAACGAGTATCTGACCAACAATCTACTGGAGCGTGGAATACATGGAAACGATTACACTTTTCTAATGATTATAGGGAAAGAGTTGCTACTCCTAAACAAGCAGGTAATGACGTTTTTATGGGTTCAGCTTCTGATGTTATTACTGGTCCTTCCGCCGATGCTATCCGATCACGAGGATTTGGCGCTCCCTATGGGGTTCTTGGAAGAAGAAGTTCCGAATATTGTAGTGATTTAACAACTGCAGCTGTTTTTGGAAGACAACGATCTAGTTTAACTGCTGTTAGTGATAAACAAAAAAGACTTATTACAGCCGACGAAAACACTACTCCTGCTTTTATGATTTCTCTAAGTCAATTGATCCCTGCCCTTGTTGGGGTGAATTTGCCTTTGTTCGCCATTAAGGAAGAAGTTGCTCTTGTTATTGAATTTGCTCCCAGTAGTTATGGTCATAGATTTATGTGGAATCAATTCGATTCCGCTGGTAATAACTTGGCGACTGGTCAAAATTACAAAAAATCAGTATCTACTATTGTAGAAAAAGACCTATTTTTATTTTGTGATTATTTATTCTATGACGACCTTCTTGAAGAAATGGAAGATGTTATTATGAATAAAGGAGGTTATAACCTCACATTTGACGATTTGATTGTTCAACAAACTTCTCGTACATATGCACTTGGTTCTTACACAAATGATATTCAGATACCACTTGCTTCAAGAAAAGTAAAATCTGTTGTTGTACAAAAAGAATTAACAATTGGTAAAGAACAGATTGCAGCAAGAAATTCTTCTATTTATAACTCAACTGAATTACATCTTGGTTGTGAATATCAACTAAAAGTCGATAGTAAAAATGTCTATTCTTTACCAGTTAGAAATAGAGGTTTCCAAAAATCTGAAGCTGACCAAGTAGAAGGTGTCCCTCTTGTATTATGTGATTATCTTTACACATGGAAGAACCAAGTAGATTCAAATGGACAAATTCCTCTATATGGTGAAGGTATTACAGAAAGAGCTGCTAACTCACATCTACAAACAAATGAAATGGCTTCGCAGAACTGGATCGGTATCAAACTTGATAATGCTTATGGTGAAGGTATCAGAGTATCTAATCAACCACTTATTTATACTGAAAAAGGTAATGCTACAACTTTTGACGAAATTAGTGGTCAAATTGAGAGAACATACAGATTGTTTTCTGTCGTTCAAAAAATTATGAATATTGGTTCAGGACTCGTCACAATTGTCGAATAATTGTATTGGTATACAT